CATCCGCGCTTGATGTATTTTTAGAAGTGCTATTATTTGCGTAATAGTTTTTAATAGAATCGGAAATAGCCTGGTTCTGAGATTCAACAGTGTCTACGTTTGCATTTGCTTTTGATTGAGCTTCTTTGTTCCCAAAATAATTAGAGATGGCAGTAAGACCTACGTCTTTATCTGCATCCTGGGCAATCGCTGAAATGATATTTGCGGCGGCCATGAATGACTCCTACTTATAATTGAACGAAGCAAAAATAGATTGCCCCGTACTTACTGTTAAAACTAAAGCGGCATTTGCCGCAATCAAAACGTTTGACATTACACTTGAGCTATTAACTTGTATGTAAAAAGCATCATGCTCTGGAAGCTCTATATTTAACGAAACCGAAGCGGTTGCAATCGAAGATGTGATAAGGCAAAGGTCTTTAAGAATTGTTATACGTACAAAGTCGCTTTGATACTTATACCATTTTCCCTTGAGCATTTCTTTCATCGAGTTATTTTCAGTGTAAGAAGAAAGGGTCCCAATGTTTTTCCAAATAGAAGAGGGCATTAAAACCTCCCACATTCGGTATAAAGTATTTTAGCACTCATCAAAGTAAAATCGATATTTTCAGAACACGATATTTCAAAGTTCCAAATGCGGCCCATCCCGAGCCGTGGAAACTCTGTAACGTAGCTGTATTGACCCTGCCGACCCATATAGCCAATACGCTCGTTGTTGAACGTGGTTCCATCTTTACTAAAGCGAAGCATTAATTTAGGCTTTATGAGTACCGAATCTGTATAGCCATTGTTAATAAAAAGCATCAGGCTATCAATAGTGATAGGCGAGTAGTCTTTCATGATGGCACCACAACGTCTAAGACGAATCATTGTGTTCCCATCGTGTTCCGTCCATTTCGTTGTGGACTGGCGAACTAACGCTCCATTGCACATAAAGTAAATCTTGCCGTCGTGTTGAACGGCGTATTTATAACGCCAGGCATTATCAATATTTTTATTTGGATCGGTTGAAACCCTATCATGCCAGCGATCTTCATTTACATCGTAGACAAATGTTTTATTGTCGGTAATGAACGTGATTGAATAAAATACGTGCGAATTTTCCATCCACACCTGACCGATCGCGTCCGAAGGATTTGCCATCAAGGAAATAGCACGTTCAATATCTGGGTTGGAGATACGAGAAACTTCGTTGATGTTTCCCATGTAAATTCCGTTATTTCCAATATCAGAAGACCCAACCCAAAACACCCGGGGCCCAATTACACATAAACTATTTGGGGCTAAAATTCCAATAGCTGCCGCCGCAGTATCCGGTGAAGTGAACGGATAATTAATGTCGTTGTTAAAATTGAAGATCTGGTAACTCTTTGGGCCAAGTGTCCAAACTCGAGATCCTGTCCCTGCCATAGCCGTTATGTTATCCGGCATCCATTCGGCATAAGTGATCCAACCCGAGCCCTCATATTTTACAGTCTGGAAAATGTCATAATCAATGTCACCTTCAGTTGTTGTCGTTTCAAAAGGGTATTGATACGACATGAAAAAAGCGTCGGTCTGAGAATCATTAACCAACAAATAACCATACAAATATGCGCAATGTGTCGGTAAAATGTATTGGCTTTGTGCATTTTGTGGAAGTTGAATACTTCTCCATGTGCTTGAAATCGTTGACGCCGGCTCTACAGTTGAGCAAGAAAATACGTTGGCCCCATCGCAAACGACAAGATGCGGAAATGCGGTTCCCTCGCCTCCCGTTTCGACCATCGAAACAGGGGTAGATGTGTTTGACACTGTACCGACGACGGTTTTTTCAACAATACCAGTATCAGTATTCTTATCAATTACATACAACGTTGTACCAAAACAAACAAATAAACGAGGTCTTCCGTCCGGCCCGCGCGAGCATTCGCAACGTCCTCTAGGTGCGCCATCAAATTCAAGAATAGTTTCCATCCCTTGAATGGACCGTAAAATTGAAGAGGAACTAGCCCCTTCACCCTGCGTTTCAAAATACATATTTTGGCAATGCGACATATTAATCACGTTCATATTGCTATGACGCGACCCGCCGACTATGTTTTGAATTATTTGCTGGGTAGACATATTAACGCATCCAGGAGCCAGAATTAAAATCGGCTAAAGAAGATCCACGATTGAATCCGAAAGTGTTTGAAAGAATTATTCGATTGGCTGCATTTTTTGCAGTGATATTTGAAATCGCAGCCGCAAGCTCAGAAGCTATATACTGCTTCATCGCATCGTCTTTTCTTGGGTAGTAGGTGAGCAGCTTATCGGAAAGCCCTAGAGTCCAAAGTTCTCTGTATTCATCTCCGATTGCATATTCTGAATTTTCGCTTACAATTACCTTTTCATTGTAGTAGACTTCCATTTGTTCACCAACGCAAGAGGTTGGAAAATTTAATGCAAACTGAAGATCGTTAATTTGTCTCCAAGAGAAAACGCCGGATCTACCAGAAAAAGCAAGAAAATCTTGGAATGAAACGAATGTCATTTCATAAATGCAGTCACCACTTAAAGAATTTTTGAGATATGCTTTTTGAATTGTGGAGCAGTTAGGAGCGGAAATATCATTAAGAATCGACCTTGCGGAGTCGTTCGTTCCTAGCGTCATTTCAACGGCAGCAACAAAGTTTACTTTTTGCTGGGTGAAAGTCAAATAATTTCGAATGTTGTATTGAGAGACCAATCCCTTCAATAACGAAAGTCCCATAGTAAAAAAATCACCGGGAAGTCCGTTCGAGGCGTTTGGGAAAATACCCGTTCTATCGTACGAATCAATAACAATATCTTTCGCAGTGAACATGACGACCTCAATAATTAAAGTAAAGAACTGGGGGAAGCAAAGCCTCCCCCAGAACCCGAGCACACAAATTAATCACGAGGCAAATAAGCGCAAGCGACAAGACGTTCGTCAGCAATGCCAGCTAGGAAGTCAATGTCCCAACGGGTAATGTTCGAGAACGCGGTACCGTCACCAAATTCGGTGACCTTGAGCAGCACACCGCCAACCGTTGCGGAGGTGCATTTGGCACCCTGCAAATCGGGAAGCGGGTTATTGTCCCAGTTCATGACATCGTTGCAGCGAATCTGAGCTACATCATACTTCGCTTCCGCAGTCAGCGGGCAAGTCAACGCGCCAGCGATTGCGGCGGTTGTGGTAACGCCAGCAATGTAAATGTTACGGGCACCGATGTCTTCGGGGATCAAAGACTGGACAGTAGCAGATACGTTCGTGACACCGTTCAATGTCACTGGGGATTGGAGGATAAAAGAGAACGGAGTATCGGTAGCCATGCCCACCGAGTTACAAGCATACGCACCGGCCATCACGAGGGGTAATCCAGCGGGGAGAACAGTGGTGTTTCCAGCGGCTGCATGAATCTGAAGAGTTCCAACGCCAGTCGTAGTCGACGCAGAAGCCACCACAAGATCCACGAAAGCTGTCGCAGCGGGAACCGTAACGGTTGGGCAGTTGGTAACGTCGGCATATTCGACACCACCGAATCGGCCAATGTCGTTTTCACCAAACAACATTTCACCGTTCTTGGACGGGATAAACACCATGCCATTCAAAGCATCCACAGTCAAGTTCGCGCTTGCGTTTGACGAAAGATGCCCGAAGAGTTTGGCCCCATTACGAGCACCTTTCAAATGGGCAGAAGCCTTGGAAAGAGCAGACCATCCATTCGAACCAGTCTTGGGATAGGTTGCGACAGTAGCCTTGAAAAAAGTACGAGCAATCACGTCGCTCTGGACTTCTGCGCCGAGGCGCACGGCGTAAGTGTCGGCGACTTCAGTTTTGAAATCACCAATGTCTTTGATCGCTTCCAAAAGAGTAACTTCAACAACTGACTTTTTGTGAGCCAGAGTGAGCTTGACTTCTTTTTCAATGATCGTCTTTCGGTCGGAACCAGTGATGGCAAGGCCGTCGGTTGGGTGCCCCGAATCCCGAAGAACAAACGTGTAATCAGAGCCACTCTTTTTACCAGAAAGCTGGTCTGCAAAGTGTGGCATGGAAGCCTTGAGATAAGGCATTGCATCAATCATTTCGGCGATAAAAACTTTGATCGCTTTAGTGTTGATAAAAGTAGACATGAGAAACCTCTGAGGAAAATTTTTTGTTTATTTCCCCCGTACGAAATCAAAAATATCCGATTCCTTTTCGAAGTCATCTGCATCGCCACTTCTGTTATTCTGGGCCTTTTGTTGACTACCAAGGATTGGAATCTTTGGCTTGTTGTCCGCTGTGGGCTTGGCTGGTGGCACTACTGTGGCTTGTTTCGAAGGAGTAGACGGTTTTAAATTTTGGTTACGGAGAAATGATTTCATTCGCTGTTCGAGCGAATAGAGTTCATTTTGTTTCCGGCCCACGTCTCTGATAGAAAGTATTTTTTGCAATGCTTCTGGCTTACGGCAGAAATGCTCGATCAGCTTCGGAGAAATGTCAGAGTCACCCAAGAACGAAGATACAACTTCATTATCATGGATAGCTTTCACAACTCCATTACTTTGTCCGATACTCCAGGCTTCAAGAAAACGTTTTTGGTTTTCCTCAGTCGGGTAATGGGTCTCGAACTTTTCTTGTTCACGTTGAGCATTTAATTCACTTTGCTCTTCGCTAAGCTCTTTGCTTTTGCTCTCTAAAGCCTTTTTGTTTTGGATAGCCTCGGCTCTCGCATCGAAATACTCATCTTCCGATTTAAACTCTTCCTTTTTTGGAATCGCTTTTCCGGACTGACTTTTTAACTCTGCAATCTGGGCTTCCAAAGCTTGAATGCGCCTTTGGCTTTTTGCTTTGATCTCAGCAAAAGCGTGATCTATTTTCTGCTGCTTCGAAAATACTTTTTTCTCTAGTGGCTGTTGGCCTTCACTATGACCGCCGTCGGCTCCTTTTTCCTGTAAGCCTTCCTCAGGTTTCGCTGGTTCAGCCGTCGGCGTTTCCTTGCTGCCACCAGTTGGACTTGCAGGAGGTGCGGCACTTTCGCCAGACGCAACTCCGGCTCCAGATTCGTTTCCTGCGGCACCTGTGGGGGTACCTTGTCCAGCGTCCACATCGTCTTCTAGATCTTTTTCAGATACTACAAGCATTTAAACCTCATTTATTTTTTCATGGAGAGTTCCATGATGCTGTTTAAGAATATACTTTTTGCTTACAAACTAACTGAATCACGATTACGCATTAACTAATTTTGGCGTTTTCGTGGAGGCATCCCATTTTTTAAGTCGCCCCTTTCGAATTGCCAAACGTCCGTGAATTTTTAGCGTGTTGTTGTAATATTTTCCAAGGCTCGAGCTCGTGATAAAGTCATTCCAAAGATCTCTGCTCATCGGCCTTGAATAAGTTGTTCTTCCATTTCTGAATTTATAGTTCAAGGTCCTCATCATTGGATTATAAACAATTCGCTCGAACGCTGTAGATGTTGGGTAAACAGCCCTACGAAATGCGCTTTCATAAGGAGCCCACTCTTTAGCGGGCTGTCGATATGGAGGTTTACCCGTCGCGCTCCAAGGAGTTGCTGGCACATACGGCTGCAATCGGCCATTGATAAGCTGAGGGTTGGGCTCTTGCAACATCAGGTAACGGCGCATCGTTTTATTGTACGAATTATTTCGTATGTTACGCATGAAGCCTACGTCAAGACTCATGGACTACTCCTGTGGAATCATTTCTTCAGGTGTTTCTTCTTCGTCTCCGGTGACTCCGTAAAGCACTTTATTGTTTTGCATGATGGAATCATTCAATTGCTTCTGTGCGTCAAGCCTTAAAGTCTGCTGCTTAATTTGCAGGTCATTTGCAATCTCTTTATCTTTGAGAGCAAGCTCCGCAAGTTTTATATTTGTTTCGGTCTCATTACTCATGAGCGCCTTTTGCATCTCAAGCTGTCGTGCTTCACGGTTATCGAGTAAGGACAAATTAAGTGTTTCGTTTTCTTTGGTGAGTCCTTCAATATTTTTACTGGACTCTTCGAGCTTTTGCATAGTGGCATCTAGCAGTTGCTGCATTTGCTTTAGCTGGTGAATCGCCGCTGGATCCTGAGTCTCTTCTGTGAGTTTGACGCTTGGGTCAAGGTTAGCCACAATGTCGGCTGAGATCTTTTTTCCTAAATCATCGTCAAGCGAATCGGCATAATATTTTGCGAGCAAAGGCTTTGTCTTTTCGTCCATCATGGAGGCCATCATTGATATTTCCTGACGGCGTTTTGAATTTCTGGTAATGACGCTTGGGCCATTTACAAGCTTCACAACAATGTCACCTGGGGCCCCATCGGTCAATAAGTTCAAAAGACAAATAGAAATATTTCTACAAACACGCTCGTACGATTCATAAAAACACGAAACATTGCTTTCTGAATTGGCTTCTTGAACAAGTACTTCCGTTGCTGTCGTGTTGATGTTTTTGATCCCTACAACGCCTTGACTTGGTACTCCAATAACCGAGGACATTAAATTTGCGGAAGTGCTTAACACGCTCATCAAATCGTCGGTATTGAAAGCTTCAATGATTTGCGTCGGTTTTTCAAAACCATTTTTGTACAAAAATAAAGGCGTGTCACCATCTGCAAGTTTGCCAATTTGATCGTGCAATCCTTCGATTGCTTCGGCTGGGCAGATATATCCAGCTTTTACGGATCGGTTCAACCGTTCGAACAAGGCCGAATAAGCCAGGTTCGCGCCTACCTGTAGGTCTTGGACTCGGTCGATAATCCCGACCGAAACAAATTTATTATCTCGATAGACAATGTATCCAGTCATTTTGAAAACTGGGATCATGGGCAAATTCAAAAGTTCGTAGGCGATACATTCTTTTCCACAGAATTGGAAATATTCGACCTTGCCTTTATTTTCTTTAAAGCCTTTTCTATAGTAAGTAATCAATGGAACTGAATCTTCTGGAATGATCCATTGCGAAGGAAAGGCTTCCGTTATGCCTGTAG